GGAAACTCCCACCCAACCCATGCACCCGCCCGGAAACTGTGTTTCAAAGACCACGTTTTAATCTGACTTGCAACCGTCTTTGAATAGCTCTTAACATTCATTATCGCTGCCTTCTTAATAGGCCGAGCCGCTCTGTTACAAGCCTGGTTCAGAAGTTTGCGGTTAAACCTTTTCGGCAACCCGTCTAAAACTTCATGAACCTGCTCGATGCCTATTATTTCGGTGTACTGTTTCACCACAGAGCAACTAAGCTGGTAGCGGTCGTATTTGTAGCGTTTACCCTAACGACAGAAACGGGTAAAATATCCCCGGCTGAAAGGCCGACAAAAGTGACAGCCGCAGTATTACCCTCTGGGAGACAAGCCACATTGCCCGCCCCGCCGACATAGATAACAGCAGCCTGATCCAGCCCCTTAGTATCTGAAGGCGTGACAGCAGCAGCATAAATTGGTATTGATCTCATTTTTTAATCTCTTATTTCGGTTATTAATCGCATTCCCCATTTTCTTCCCACCTCCTGAATAGAGGTGATATAGTAATATTTTGAATTCCAGTAAATTCGCATCAGTTCGGTAACGGTCGACTTATACCGGATAATCCAGACCACCCTGTTAAGTGCTGTACGCTGATCAGCCTCATCAACCTCATCCCCCGGCGTATCTTCTTTTGAAGCCCAGACAGTCGTATGGGTAGCCCATGTACGGCTGATATATTCCCCGGCTGCATTCTGCGTACGTGTCGGGGTCTGTATAACTATCCGCCGGTCAAGGGTTCCTATCTCCATTATACATATAGATATTTGCGTAACAATATCTCAGCCGTCCTTGCGTACTGTCTCCCCTTGTCTTCTCTGTTTTCGTACCCGTCTGCAACAATCAGCTTAAGGGCCCACCTTATATCTTCGGGACAGGTAGCCGGTGAAGTCCATCCAGTGACAAACTCAACGTAAACGGAATTAGGATAATTAGTCTTTGTTGCAGGCCACGCAAAAGAATCATACGGCACAACTCGTGCAGGCTTGCCGACAAGATCCTTTTTGTAATTTGTACTTGAAACGGTCTGCTCTGCTCCATTTTCATCAATGTATTTCACGGAAGAAATGGCACTGACAGGATATGCCCAAATCTCTATTTGTTTGTTATCCGTATCCGTCGGGAACCCATCCATGTACATGATGTACGTTGCAGCACTGACATACAAATCCAGTTCTTCTTTTAATCTTTCTTCGGCTGCTTTCAAAAGCAAAGTGATAAGGGCATCATCATCGGTATGGTCAACTCTTAAATGCAGCTTGATCTCTGTTAAGGATGCGCTGGGATAAAGTACCCATGTCGTCTGTGCCGTTTTTAAAGCGTACCGGATCATTTTACTGGCCTTGTTTGTACTTTTTTAGCCCTCACAGGTTCTTTTTTTACCTCCGGGATAAGCGGCCTCTTTGCTTCGATCGTCTCTTCATCTTCGTATTTATCAGCTATCCCTTCCCGGATGTAATAGGTTGCTTCAGATAAGGGGAGGTTTATCACCTCCCCCGCTCCATAATTAAAATGCATTCCCGCAATAGAAGTGCGAAATTTGACTTTCATACTGCTATGTTTTAGCGTTACGCAAGTGTTTGATAGGTACACCACCGGAAATCAAGTTCGAGGCCCAACGGCCAATTACAACAAATCCGACTTCATCGGTGTCGATCCACAGTTCATCAGCTCTCTTTACCTGCATCGGCAGACATTCGCCGATATAGAAATTCTTGAAGTCCCCAAAGAATACCGGACGGTAAGTCGGATGCAGATCGGAAACATCATCATTGACCACAAACGGCCTACCCTCAAGTGTGCTGGGTTCACCTTCCCTCATGCTCACCTGGTAGAGTGACCTTGCATCAGCCGAACCGATATACAGGGCCCGGATAGCTTTCATTGTCGAGTTGTTAAACATAAAAGTTCCGTTCATCTGATAAGCCCTGTTGACGGAGTACATCAGGTTAAGGATGTCATCCCTGGTGATGCCTCTCACGGTTGCATCTTCACCTTTGGTAGAAATTTTGTTAATACCGTAAGGCATCGATGTTCCTGTACCTTGGGTAAAATAGTAATTCAAACCCCGGAACATTCTTTTGAAGAGCATATCAGTCAGCCATCCGACAAAGTCGAAAGCTGAATCCTGTAAAAGTTCGTTCGACACCCTCACATGGCCGGAAGTGATCTTGTAATAAGTCAGCGTTGATTGTCCGAAAGTCATATCACTCGCAGAAGTTACCATTGCTGTTTTTTCAGCGATCACATAACCTTTAACTGAAGTATCGTCAACGGTCGGGAAAGTGACAGCCGAACCCGTTGAGCTCTGTATCCATGTGCACAATGAACGATCAAGCATTCCGCCGACAAACTTTTCAGCAGCAGCGATCCTGTCTCCCATAAGGGTAGGCACAAGGTAACCACCGGCCGTTGTCGTGCCTTTATAAAACTGGTTTGCCCTGATCTCTGCCAATCTCTCGGGTGAAAGTTTCTTTTCACCAACCCGCAGAAGGTCGGAAAAGTCTTTCAGCTGTATTTTCTGCTTTTCGAGGTCGGAAACAGCAGTTTTTACATCCTGGTTAGTGAGGGGTTGTGAAAGATCGGAAAGCCTTTTTTCGTTGATCTCAGCCTGTTTGATCTGCTCAGTGATGGCGTCCATTTCGTCACCCCACTTGTTGAACTCGATCATTTTCTCCTGGGGGATATCAGTACCGGCAGTTTTTGCGCTATCGATAACATCCTCCATTTGTTTTTTAACCTTAGCTCTTTGTTCATAGAGCTGTTTTGTTATTAGTCCCATTTTGTTAAACCTCCATAAATTTTAAAAGACGTTGTTTTGCTAAAAGAATATTGAGATTTTTAGTATCCACACCTGCCTCCCGGAATGCCTTTTCAGGTTCTTTCCCGCTGAGAATAGCATAGATGCCTTTGATTGTCAGGTTCTCATCGTACCTGTCAGCAAGTGACTGCTGAAGTATATATTTGGTTAGTTCCATTTTGTCCTCCGGAGCAGCATTTTTCACAGCGTTAACGTTTGAGGGGATATTAACCACCGATATCTCAACCAGTTCGGCTGAGTCGTAGTATAAAACCCCCTTTTCTTCGCCTTTTTCATCATCCCCTTTGTGGCTTTTCAGCGGATAAAACCCGACTGAAACAGCCCGGATGCTGCCATGCAGGACTTTTCGGAATATTTTTTCAGCAAGAGGGTTGATAGCTGCAGGCTCGAATTTTACATCTACCAGCAGCTTATCATCCTCCTGCCTTATCCCTCCGACCCCAATAACACTATCGGGATCGGCATTGCTGAATAACCCTCCATACAGGTCGTGCATATAACCTATAATCGGATTCTTATTATAGTTTTCAAGTACCCATCCTTTTGGATTTATGATACTTTGATGGCGATCTTTTGTACCGTCGGATGCGATAAAAGAGATCGTCCTTGTATCTTCAACATCTTTCGGGATCGCCCGCAGGCTCCCGTAACCTCTTTGTAGTGTCATGCTATTGTAGTGTTAATCGTTTCCTGAATTATTTGTGCTGCCTTTTTGCTATCCGGCTGCCCGTTTTTGCCGATCTTTGAAAGCTCCTGACGGTTCATATCAATGAAAAATTTATCCCCTCCTTCGATCTTGTTCATCTCTTCCAGCTCCCGGACTTCATTAATGTTCATCCAGCTCATTTGTAAAGCACTCTTATAGGCTTCATATCTTGACTTCTGGTCGCCCCTCAGTAGTGCATTCACGTTGAACTTATAGAAAAAATCGTCTTTTTCATCCTCGGTTAAAAATTTCTTATTCAGCTCTTCTTCCCATCTCTTCAGCCACGGCATAAGCGAATAAACGACAAACTCGACTGACTGATGTTCGATGTTTGAAAAGGTGGCACGGTCAAGGTCTGATAAGAAATGCGGGGGTATGCCAAACCAGCGGGCTATCTCTGTGACTGAAAATTTACGGGATGCAAGGAATTGAGCCTGATCCGGAGGGATAGTAATATTCTGATACTTCATGCCCTCTTCCAATATCATAACTCCACCGGATTTGTCTTTTAGGTTTTTGTTGAAGCTCTGCCTTAGATTCTGGATTCCTTTATCCCCTAAAGTCATTGGGTGCATCAATATCCCGGACTGTTTCGATCCGTTGGCTATAAATTCATTTCCGTACTTCTGTAAAGCCAGACCGCCTCCGATAGATTCTTTTGCAATCTGGATAGGGGACTTACCTACATAGCCGTCCGTTGTGAGGGCGGGAATATGAAGGATATATTCAGGTGCAAGCCTTTCCCCTCCGGTTATTTCATAGAAAAATTGGCCGTCTGTCTCCCTCATATTGACTTTTGAACTGTCCAGAATCCTTAATTCGATAGGCTCGAAAGCACCGTTTCGTATGATCCGGGCATAACCATTGCCCCAGGTAAGGACCCGATTATGTACCGTTTCCCGGAAAATCTGCCCTGTCTGGACATAGGAAGGCTCTCTCAAAAGCCTTGTTGTACGATCGTTTATCTTTTCAAGGTTCCCATTTGAAACACGCCGGTATTTGTTTATTGGAAGGATCCCGACAAGGGAAGACAAAAGGAAGATAGCACGGAAGACAGCCGAATGAGTATAAGCCGTCTCATGATCCACGGCCACGCCGGATGAAGTTTTCGTATCCCATCCAAAGGTACTATACCAGTCTTCAAGTGTAGCACCAGGATAATTGATTGACGCCCTCTGCAAGATTTCTCTATCAAAATCAATGCGGTGGACAAACGGAAAATTCCAGTTGAATTTGAAATCCATACTTTTACCTTCTGCTTATAATATAAGCGGGGGTAATAAAAAAAGCGGACATTGTCCGCCTTCTGTATTATTCAACTTTGATATTCAGCTAATTACATATAATACTTTTTTGTCTTTTATTTTTTCATACCTGATTTATGTTTTTTTAATTCACTAATTATCAGATATTTATAAAAACCAACACTATGTATAATCAGTCTAAATAGTCACATTTCTAAAATGACTATTTATTAACAGAGTTATTAACAATCAAAAAGAATTATACAATTTTGTCATTTCTTCCGGGAAATTAAAAGCATAATCCCATATTGTATTCTCAGGCTGTAGGTACTTTATCCACCCCTCCTTGTGCGGATTAAGCATAATCTTTACCCCCTGTTCTTTGGCAAATCCGTGAATCCATATATCTGCCATGTTCCGTTTATCTATCTTGTCAATGTCAGGGAAGAAACAATCCGAATGCCAGGCCATAACCCCCGACCCGCCGACGTCAAGCTCATAACCGTAATCAACAGCATCCAGGCAATGAAAGGCTATGCGCCGGTTAGTATAGGCATTGTCCACCGGTTTCGGCAGCATGATACGGCCATGATTCGTTAAAATAACCTTATTATCATACTCTTTGAGCTTAGAGATCATAACCCTTGTATAGTCGTGCGGGTACACAAGATCATCATCACAGGTAAAAATGTACCCTTTTACGCCCCGGAGCTGATAGAATTTCGCTGCATCGCCCTTTGAATTGTCCATAAAATGGTAAGTTATCCGGGGGTGGTTAAGGAAATCAGGTACTAACTTATGACCGTTAAGCATAACATTGAGCTGATCCACCTGGTCAACCTGATTTAAAAGTGAATGTACAACTAATTTTAAAAGCAGTGTCCGCTCAGGGATAGTTGCTATCTGTACTGTGATCTTATCCATTATTTAGAATCTTTATAAATAATTTCTTCCCCAACGATCTTATTAGAAATATTCCTGTCATGAATAACCATACGATAAAGTTTCTTCTGAATTTTCAGACTTGGAAAATGGTTAATCATATTCGTATGGGAACAATAAAAACAGGTCTTCAGAGGTTCGGTAATTAATTCACCAGTTGATAAGCTGTTCCAGTCTGTCCCTACTTTTTCAATGAAGCTCAGGAAAGGTGAATTATTTGTACGCCGATCAGTCGTGTAAAACTTATCTGTTTGTATATCCCATTGCACCCCATCGGTATCAACGATCAGGCAAGGAAAGTTAGGCGGCTCTTTGAGATAATTCTGTACTTCACGAATGTAATTAGGTTCTAAAAAGTCATCGTTATCCAGCCGGGTAGTGATGATCCAGTCACCTTTATTAAATTTCCCAAAGAGATAACAGTTGCGTAAAAAAGTACGTGGATATTCGTAAATAATCTTAATGTTAGAATAATCCCAATGCTTAACAGGGATAAGATAGTACGGCGTCTGTTTGGCAAAACTCAAAAGCCAGGTGAAATTTTTACAAGTTTGCGCCTTCATTGACGGCAGGGTGTACTTCTCAAACAGCTCCGTACGATGTCGCATCCAGTCCACCGGATCAGGAATGGCAGGGTTATTATAGATCGACGTTTTGTCGTCTAAAAGATTATAGCGGGTGAAAACCCAATGGGTAAATCCTCTCTTACATTTTTCCATGATAGTTATTTATTAAACATATTTATAGTATCTGGATTTAATTTTGTCAGTTATATACTCTCTCCTGAATTGACTTGCTTTGGGGCTCATGTCCATGCTTTTATTATGGTCGTGCAGTCGGTATTTATAAACGACTTTGTTAACGACCCCGACCTTATAACCATTTGCTAAAAGATTCAAGTGAAGGTCATATTCTTCGCCTGTCCATAAACTCTCATCATACCCGCCTGTTTTAAAAAGTATGTCCCGTCGGTAAAGTGTTGTTCCTCCATGTATCTGATTGCTTTTTAACATCCCCGCTAAAGTCGGATTAATAGCTGTCCAGTATGCTGCATATTCCCAGCCGTCTTTAAGATCGCCAAAATTCTCCGCATCGCCAACGATCCAGTCAAATCCTTCCATTGCTTTTGCGTATAATAACTCAATGGAATTATCAGGTAAAATATCGTCCTCTGAAAGTATCTTGACCCATTCACCTGAGCTTCGCAGTATCCCATCATTGATATTTTTACCGAGCGATTCATTTGCTCCGTGCTGTACAATGATCTCAAAATCCCCGAAAGTCTGGTTTTCGGCACTCATAAAAGCCTCTTTGAAAAATCCCCTGTCCTTATTGTAAGGAATTATTATACTAACCTTTGGCATATTTTCTCCTTAAAATTCGTGAAAAACTTGAATAGTTCTTATACTTTCGCCTGCCTAATGCTGACAGGTGTATCTTTTCGGCCTCTTCATAAGCATCCGACCGCTTTAAATGTACCCGAAATTTCCAGTAAAAAGATTCAAAACCGTCAAAGGTCTGGATTTTGTTTAGCAACCCATTATAAGCAGGCAGCCCGAAATAATGGCAGATGTCGTTAAATTGGACAATTTTTGTCCTGCTCTTTTCGACGTAAAGCCAGTGATTAATCGTTGTGTTGGTTTTGATATCTAAAATATACGGCTTATCCCCGCAATCAATGACGTGTTCCAGCACCCCTTTGGCTGCAAGTATCTTGACCATTGCAGTATCCAGCCCCGAATTACAATCTTCAGGCCACGGATGTACACGGATTGCATCGTTTAGGATCATCCGGCCCGCCCCGAACGTCTGCCCTTCGTTATAATCCTTACAGAAAATCGTTTCCCGCGTGTCCCAATTCGTATAATAGAGATTATTCAAACCAAAGAACTCAAACTTTTTCTCCATGTAAGGCTTGTAAAGCTCGAATAGTTCGGGATTCACAAGATCGTCGGAGCCTAATTCCATAAGGTAATCAAACTCAAAATTCCTGTGTGCGAAATTAAGGCCTGCTATTTTCTTCCGACCTAATGGATCATTTGGAAAAATACAAACCTCAGCCCCGGCATCCCGGCACATGGCAAAGAGCAAAGTGTAAAACTTGTCCTCAGGAGACAGGATGCACAAAAGGGTCAACTCCCTGTAATGTTTTTTCAAACGTTGGAAGCCCTGTAAAAATAACCTGACTATCTCAGGCCGTTTCCAGAGCGGGGTTAGGATGAGTATCTTCATTTGGGCGGTTCTTTAAATTCTACATTCTCAAAATTGTCCGGCCAGTCCCTTGCAAGCCTGCCGGATATGGTCTGCTCATCGTTAAAATATTCATCGGTTTCGGCATCGTAATAAAACTCATCGCCTTTCTTAATAAAAAACAGCTCAACGGTACAACGGATGCGAAACTTACTCAGCTCTTTTTGTTTTTTCATTTCCAGTGTTTATCATTTTCTTCAAAACTTTCTTTAATTTCTTCTTTGAACGGAACCATTGATATAACCCCCCGTTCAGCATAAACGCTCCCTGATCCCCTCAGTGTCATCCATTCGCCTATCGCCATAACCAACGCCACAACGCCATCAACCTTTTCCCGGCTTCGTTTTTTTGACACTTTTATGTTTTGCGCTGCGTCGGTTTCAAGTTGAACATTTGACATCATCCACCTTAACACAGGATTGCCTCCATGCCTTAGTTCACCTTTTATAGCCATCCTCTCCAACTCTTTTGTCGGCTCGCTCATTGATACATAACCCTGCCCGAACTGATCCATAGGAAAGCGATCGTATGTGAGCCTTTGCACAACGTCCGTCGCACTCCAGCGGTCGTAAGCTATCCCTTTGATGTTCTCCTCTCCAAACTTTTCAGCAGCTTCCCGGATAGCTTTTTCGATATACTCAAAGTCGATAGCATTTCCCGGCGTGGCAGTCATCCATCCCTCGCG